AAAGCAGCCAAAACTAAGCAAAAAGGCGCACGTTCTGTTAAGTCATTAGAAGAAGAAGCAGAAGCTCTTCTCAAAAGAATGGCAAGGGGATACACCAAGAGTATTACTGACCCTAACTTAGGTAAAACTGGTGGTCCTGCTACTGTTAATGAGATGACCCTAGAAGACCTTATAGATGTCATGAAGGTTGAATTTAGGGATGAGCTAGATGACTCTGATATTGAAGATTTAATCGGACAATTAACTAAGGCAGGAAAGACTAAGGGACACAAGCGTTCTCGTCCTCGCCTTGTTCTTGACGAAGGTGTCTCTATTAGAGTAACAAGAGCAGATGGAGAAGTAGAAGACTTACACTTCTATGAATTACTAGAAGAGGACGCAGAACAACTACACAACTCCTACATCTTTCAAATGTCTGGTGCTATTGGACTAGCTCGTAAGGGTATCAATACTAATCAAAAGGGTTCTAGCTGGGAAGAGTTTTTAGCTTCTATTGATAAAGAAGTAAAGGCTAAGAACCTTGACCCTGATAAGGCTGCTAGAGAAAAGAGAGCCTTAGAGTTTATGTATGATGGTATTACAGGAAGACTAGCACACCGTGAAGAAGTTTCTAACAAAGCTAGAGAGTTTAACATAGGTATTCGTGCGTTTAGCTTTGCAGTTAACATGGGTATGTCAGGTATGTCAGCCATGATGGAACTTTCTAACGCTATCTTTGAATACTCAGTAACAACGCTTTTGCGTACAATGCCCTCCTACAATCAGTTATACAAGAAGGCTTCCAAAGGACAGCTTGAAGATGGCTTAATGAAAGAGCTTATTGAGGCTATGGGTGTTGGTGGTGAGGTTCAATTAGGACGTTACAACAGAGCTACTCGTTATGAGGGTAGTAATGTTGAGGGTTATATTGGACCTGAACAACACTGGGCTGGTAAGGCTGCTTTAAAGTCTCAACAGTTTGTTTCATACTGGTCTGGACTAAATGGTGTAACGCAAACTCTTCGTAGGATGTCAATGCTAAACTATTCTACTCAGTGGGTACGTTCTGCTAAGAAGGGTGGTATGCCGTTCTCTGATATTAAGTTAAAGCAGTTAGGCATAACAAACGAGATGGCTGATAAGATTAAACAAGCTATCAACAAGAACGCTACATTTAAGGGTACAACACTAGATAGACTAAATCTAGAAAAGTGGCCTGAGGATGTACGAGAAGCCTTTCAAGCCTCTGGCTTCAAAGAAGCAAGACAGAGTGTTCAGGAGATGAACATTGCATCTACTAACGGATTTCTTAGAAGTGAGCTAGGTAAAACTTTGTTTCAGTTTTTAAGCTTTCCACTAGCCTCCCTAGAACAACAGACAATGCGTCTTGGTGTTAGGGCTGCTGGTGGTGATATAGCCGCCACTAGGGTTATGTTATCAGCAGCTATGATGGGTAGCTTAATGTACATGGCTCGTGTTCAGCTTAATGCAGCAGGACGTGGTGATGCTGATGAGTATATTCAGGAACGTATGACACCTAAAAACTTTGCTACAGGTGCATTAAGTCAGGTAGGCGCAGCCTCTATGTTTAGTTATATCTATCAGCTTTCTACTGGTGCTATGGATGGTAACACCTATGCTATGACTCCTCCAGCAGTTTCAATAGCTCAGTCAGGACTACAGGCTTTGACGGCATATAACAACGGTGAAATTTCTGAGGCAGAATATAGAAGAATGTTACGCATACTTCCTGCACAATCTCTCTATGGCATGAGACAAAGTATTAACTTATTAGCAAACGAACTAGGTAATTAAAGGATAAACGATGGCCTTTTCATATAAAGACTATACAGGGGATGGTGCAACAGATACGTTCACCATTACCTTTACATACCAAGACACTAACGAGATTAGTGTAACAGTGGATGGTGTGGCTGAAACAGGCCTCACCTTTCCCTCTACTACTACGGTGCAGTTAACATCTGCCCCTGCTTCTGATGCTCTAGTACGAGTACGAAGAACAACAAGCCTGACATCACGTTCAGTGGACTTTGCGTCTGGCTCAGTGTTGACTGAAGAAGACTTGGATAACTCTAACATTCAGGTCTTCCACGCAGCACAGGAGGCTATTGATACATCTAACGATGCTATCTCACTGGATGATGATGACAAGTGGGATGCTAATTCTAAAGTAATTAAGAACGTAGCAACACCAGTATCAGACAACGATGCTACAAACAAGGCTTATGTAGACCAAATTGAAGCAGATGCTACAGCAGCACAAACAGCAGCAGAGGCTGCTCAGGCGGCAGCAGAGACTGCTGAGACTAATGCAGCAGCAAGCGCAGCAACAGCCACTACAAAGGCTTCTGAGGCTTCTACAAGTGCCTCTAATGCAGCTACAAGTGCTTCTGCTTCGTCTACTAGTGCAACTAGTTCAGCTACGTCTGCTACAGCTAGTGCTTCAAGTGCTACAGCAGCGGCAGCAAGTGCGGCAGCAGCAGCAGTTAGTGAAACTAATGCAGCTACATCAGAGTCAAACGCTTCAACAAGCGAGACTAATGCGGCATCAAGTGCCTCATCTGCTTCAACCTCTGCCTCAACTGCAACAACTCAGGCTGGCATAGCTACCACAAAGGCTGTAGAAGCAGCAACTTCTGCTACAAATGCGGCTACTTCTGAGTCTAATGCAGCAACTAGCGAGACTAATGCAGCTACATCAGAGAGCAATGCAGCATCATCAGCTACTGCGGCAGCGGCATCTCAGGTTTCTGCGGCCGCTTCTGCGGCATCTGCGGCATCTGCATTTGACAATTTTGACGACACTTACCTTGGCTCATACTCTTCAGACCCAATTGTGGATAATGACGGTGATGCGTTAGTCCAAGGTGCGTTGTACTTTAACAGCACAGCTAACGAGATGCGTGTTTTTGATGGTGGTAGTTGGATTGCCGCTTCATCTGCTGGTGGAGCTTCATTAACTTTATTTGAGTATACAGCAACTGCTGGTCAAACCACGTTTAGTGGTGCTGACGACAATGCGGCCACACTGTCCTACACACTAGCAAATATTATAGTTACTCTTAACGGTATTACACTTGACCCATCTGACTACACTGCAACTAGCGGAACTAGCATTGTATTAGCTTCCGGTGCGGCTCTGAATGATGAGCTTAACATTATAGCCTTTAAGTCATTTACTACTGCGGATATGGTGTCAGCCACAAATGGTGGTACGTTTGGTGGGAATGTAACTTGGGCTGATAATGCTAAAGCCATCTTCGGTGCTGGCTCTGACTTGCAGATTTATCACAATGGTAGCAATAGTTTCATTGATGATGCTGGGACAGGTGTTTTGTTTGCTCGAAGCAATCAAATAAAACTACAGAAATACACTGGTGAAGATTTGGCAACTTTTGTTGCAGATGGCGCAGTCACACTATACCACAACAACGCTTCTAAACTCGCCACTACAGCCACAGGCGTTAGCGTTACCGGCACTGTAGCGGCCACATCATTTAGTGGTGATGGCTCTGGGCTTTCCAACGTAGGTGGCAACCCTCCAACTATTCAAGTATTCACAACAAGCGGTACTGGTACTTGGACAAAACCTTCTGGCTGTAAATCCATCAAGGTCACTGTCGTTGGCGGTGGCGGTGGAGGTGGTTCTGCCAGAGGCCAAGATAGCTCTTGTAACGTTGCGGCTGGTGGCGGTGGTGCTGGCGGTGCATCCATTAAATATATAGACGTAACCTCTGTCAGTTCTGCTACTGTGACTAGAGGTGCTGGCGGCTCTGCTGGCACAGGCGGTGGCTCTGGTGGCGCAGGTGGGACTAGTAGTTTTGGCTCTTACTGCTCAGCTACTGGTGGTAACGGTGGTCAAGGAATATCGACAACTGGAAATCAATGTGGTTACGGTGGTTCAACTGGTGTTGGCGCATCTGGGGACATAAACATTGAGGGTGGTAATGGTCATCACGCCCAACTAGTAGCTGGGGGATTGCCAGTCAGTGGTGCTGGAGGCGTTTCCCTGTTTGGAGGTGGTGGTAAACGACTATACCGAACAAGTACAGGGGGAACTGCCGGTGATGCCGGAACATTAGGCGGTGGCGGTTCTGGTTCTGCTACCCGTGACCAAGGAAGCTCACAAAATGGTGGTGTTGGCGGTGCTGGAATAGTTGTTGTAGAGGAGTATTACTAATGGCTAACGCATTAATATTAAATAGTAAGGTTGTGGATGTGGCAGATGCTCAGTTTGAAGTAGCTCCAGAAATGACTTGGGTTGATTGCCCAGCAGATGTTCAGATTGGTTGGGACTATGATGGTTCAACCTTTTCTGACCCAGAAGCTAAGACATCAGAAGAACTGCTAGACGAGTTACGTTTGGAGCGTAATCAGATGTTAGGGGCAACAGACTACCTTGCGCTATCAGACAACACGCTGACTGCTGAGATGGCTACCTACCGTCAGGCATTGCGCGACATAACTGACACATACTCATCATTAGATGATGTTGTCTGGCCTAGTATAGGAGATTAAACAATGAGTAAAGCAAGATTACTAGCAGACCTTATTGATGACAGTGGTGACGTAAAGAGTGGTAAGCTAGACAACGTGTCTGCCTTTCCTACCAACTGGTCAGCCGCATTAAGCGGTAGTGATATGGTATTTCAGTACAACTCAACAAGCAAACTTAAGGTTGCTACTGATGGTTCTATAACTGCTGTTGATGACGTTACAGCATTTGGGAGTGTATAATTATGCCAGCTATCCCTAACTCTGGAGCTATATCACTAGCTGATTTTGCCACTGAGTTTGGTGGCACAGCACCACACAGCATGTCTGAGTACTACAGAGATGGTGGTAATGTTCCATCAAACAACTCTAACGTACCTACTGCTGGAGCATTTCGCTTTGGTCAGATGCGTGGTGCAATTAATGCAATCATCAACACACTAGCAAACACAACTAACGTAGACCTTGCTACCGTGTTTGGCGACAACTGGGCAAGCTCAGTTCCCAAGGAAATCATCATACCATCAGGCGTAACCATAGGCGGCACAGGCACATCAGATGCCTTGACTGCCCCTAGTGGTATGGGTGGCACACTGACAATCACGAACGCTGGTAGTGTTATCGGCTTTGGTGGAACATCAGGCGGTAACGGTGGCAACGCTATTCGTATTGCTTCTAGTGGAGTTACTGTAGCTAACTCTGGCCTCATCGCTGGCGGTGGTGGAGCAGGAGGCAATGGTGGAGCAGGAGGCAATGGTGGTACTGGCGGTGCTGGTGGTTACACTTGGCCTGTTGGCTCTTACTTTACAAGTAGTTGTACTAATTACCAGTCAGGTTCAAACTCATACAACTTTAAAGTCAGAGGGGCTAATGACGGTTGTTGCTCTATGTGTGAATTAACTAGAAGTAAATGGTATAATATTGGTTCACAGGTTGCAGGAGCATCGGGTGGTGCTGGCGGTGCAGGGGGTGCTGGCGGTAATGGTGGCAACGGTGCTGGTTACAATCAGTCCGCATCTGCTGGCTCTTCTGGTTCTGCTGGTTCATCTGGAAATTCTGGTGGTAACGGAGGGGGTGTAAGTTCTACTGTTGGCTCAGCTTCCAAGGGTAGCGGTGGTGCTGGCGGTAATGGAGGCACTGGAGGAAACGGTGGCACTGGTGGTGCTTATGGTGTTTCAGGTACTGGTGGTTCTAGCGGAACTTCTGGCTCAAATGGTGGGAATGGTAGTCAAGGTCGATGGAATTGGAGTAACGCAAGAGCTTCGAGGCCAGGGGATGGTGAGTATTGTTGTTTAACGCATAGATATAGCAACGGTGGTAGTGGTTCTGGTGGTTCTGGCGGTGCATCAGGTGGTGCTGGTGGTAACGCTGGTGCGGCAGTCATATACACAGCGGCCTACACAATGAACAACACAGGCACACTTGCAGGAGCAGCATAATGACAAGCGAAGAACGTATGGCTATATGCAAAAGCTGTGAGTGGCTAAGGCCAGTAATAAACCAGTGCAAGAAGTGTGGGTGCTTTATGAATTTAAAGACCAAGCTTAAATCAACTAAATGTCCGATGAGGA